CATGAATAGTTTGGAAATTAAAGACAAAAGAGAACAACTAAAAAGAAGAGGCATGGAAATCATTGAGACTTGCAAAAAAGAAGTCCGTGATTTGACAGAAGAAGAGCAAACAGAGTTGGACTCTATCAAAGAAGAAATCAGACAAAAGGATGTTGAGTTAAATGAGCTTGAAGAAAGACTTAACAACATGACTTTTGAAACTGAAAAAATTGAAAATAAAGAAAAAACTAACGTTAGAAAACAAATGGAAAAATCATTTAGTTTAATTAAGGCAATCCGTAGTGTTGCCAACAATCAGCCACTTGATGACGTTACATTGGCAGTCATTAAGGCAGGTGAAGAAGAAGCACGCAAAGCAGGTGTTAACTCACAAGGTCAAATTCAGTTACCAACTGAGGAAAGAGCAGTTATTACAGTTGCCGGAGAAGGTGAAGATGTAGTTGCAACAGAATTGTTTGACATCCTTACTCCACTCCGTGCAAAGAATGTTCTTATTAACGCAGGTGCTAAATTTTTAGGCAATCTTGTAGGTAACGTTCAAATCCCAACCATGACCAAATCTAATGTAACTTGGGAAGGTGAGACAGACAGCGCACATGACGGTGCAGGTACATTTAACCATATCACATTAAGTCCAAAGCGTTTAACCGCTTACATTGACATTTCTAAGCAATTACTTGCTCAGGATTCAATCGGTGTTGAAATGGCAATCCGTAATGACCTTGTTGCAGCAATCAACAGCAAACTTGAAGAAACATTGCTTAGTGCAGACGCAGGTACAGCAACAAAGCCTGCAGGTATCTTTGCAGAAATCACTCCTGAAACCGTAACAGACTTTGAAGGTATCTGTGATAAAGAAGCAGACGTTGAAGACGCAAATGTTGTAGGTGAATGTGTTTATGTTATGTCTAACAAGGCAAAGGCAGTTCTCCGCAATATGGCAAAATCTGCAAAATCAACTCAGTTGGTATTTGAAAACGGTGAAGTTGACGGTACTAAGGCATTCAATACATCAAATGTTTCCGGTAAAAAGTACATTTACGGTGATTTCTCAAATCTTGCAATTGGTTCATGGGGTGGTGTTGATTTGACAGTTGACCCATATACTAAGGCAGCTGACGGACAAATCAGACTTGTAGTTAACATGTACGTTGACGCAAAAATACTCCGTGATGAGGCATTCACAACCGGTGACCTTGACAATGAGTAATACCATAATATAAGTTGGGTGGTGGGGAAGTAAAAAACCCCATCCCCAATCCCCTTAATTCCTTAAACAAACTATGTACTTACAACTATATCAAATCAAAAAACACCTTAACATAGATGAAGACTTCCATGATGATGATGAATATCTCATGGATTTGGCAAAGGTGGCAGAAAACGCGGTGCAAAAACATGTTGACATGGAATTAAGCAATATGGAAGATGATGAAGGCAACATCCCCATGCCGTTGGTGCAAGCCATGTTATTGATGGTTGGCACATTCTACGCAAAACGGGAAAGCATAGCATTTGCAAGCGCTCAGGAAGTACCTCTTGCTTATAAATATTTAATAAGTCTTTACATAAACTATGACGGTAGTGTTGAAGGCACATCAAATATAGGAGGTTAAATAATATGATGGCAGGACAATTTAATGAAATCATTCAATTATATTCTTCAACAGAACTGGAAAATGACTATGGTGAAAGAACAGTTGAAAGAACCTATGTCATGACCACAAGAGCAAAGGTTGAAGAAACATCCGGAACAAGGCAAAATGAAAACAATGAAATAGTCTATAACCACAACAAGACATTCTATGTCAGAAGTTATGTTCCGGTACAAGACACATCAATATTATTGTTCCAAGACCAATATTATAGAGTTATAGCAATTGATAAGAGAAGAGAATATAATGACATCAAAGTCGCAACAGAGTTAATCAATGAGTAATGGAGAATGTTAAGTTAGATACAAGGGAAGCTGATAAAATATTGGCTCAGTTATCAGACAAAAGAACAGTCCATGAAATCTTGTATGAAGGGCTTGAAGCAATGTCAGATGTCTATTATAATGAAATTCTTGCTTCACTTAGAAGGGAAATGGGTTCAAGTGCTGATGCGGTAG